CGCTGAACGTCGTCGGTCGCGAGGCCGGTTCGATCGGAAACCTTAACGATGTTATCGGCCAGATCGAGGACCGACTTCCCGAACGCGACGACGGCGCCGATCGACAGGCCGACGCCGAACGTCTCGAGGAGCCCGTTCACCTGGCCGAGCGATCCGCCGAGCCCTTTTACCGACTCGCCGACCTTCTGTACCTTTTTCGGTACGTCGGCCAGGCCGGTGTCGAGAGATTTCCCGTCCGTCGAGAGCTCGAGGACGGCGCGCCCGAGGGCCGCTTCGCCTGCCATCGCTTACCCCTTCCGCGTCGGAACGCGGCGAACCGGGAGGCGCGCGAGCACCTCGTCGGAGAACAGAGCCGGCTTACGTGGTGTCGCCGGCGCCGGCGCCGCGTCGCCGCGCGCCTGGCGCTCCCACTCGTCGGACACGGCCCGCGGATTTTTGAGCGCGCCCGTTCCGACGCTGATTTCGTTCGCGCGGCGGATCGACTCCTCCGCCTGGAGCCGCGGGATCATTCGCAAGCATTCGACGACTATCCCCGTCGGCGTCCGCGCCGCCCAGGTTTCAAAAGTCCCGCCGTATGTGCGAATGAGCCGGGCGATCGCTTCTGCCCAACCGATAGCGCCACGGCCATCTGATCCGATCCGATCGCTCTCGCCGCGAGGATCAGCGTCGGCGTCAAGAGCTCCGTGAAAACCTTGAACACCATCACGCGCTGTACGTCGGTGAGCTTCGCGAGCACGGCGGCCGGCGCGTCGACGGCGATCTTCGCGACTTCCTTGAGCCGAACGGTGAGCTCGTGGTTCTCCGCTTTCGTGAGCGTGCGGGTTCGCGTCATGAGATCCCCCGTGCGGATCGAAATCCGCTCGAGGTGCTTGAAATCCTGCAAGGTGAGATCGCGCGCCGTGCGGAGCGGGTACGCGATGCCGTCGATCGAGACGACGGGCCGATCGGTGTCAGTGGTGAGATCGAGAACGTTCTTGTCGGCCATGGTTTGCACCTACGCCTGCGGTTTCCGATTGGTTGATGATGGCGATTCCGCGCCGGCGACATTCGTCCTCGAGCTCGACGACGGCCGCCGCCGCGATGCCTAGAGCCTGGCGAGTTTCTTTCAGCGTGAGCTTGTGAGCGGCGACGCGAGCGCGCCTGGCGCGGAGCTCCTCGAGGATCTCCGGAACCGAGAGCGTCGACGTCGCCGCCATGGGAACCCTAGAGCGCGGCGTCCGTCTGCACGACGATCCGCCCGAAGTACTCCGACGGATCCGACGCGTCGGGATCGACGAGCGCGGTCCACTCGATCGCGAGTTGCGCCGGCTTGTCCTTCGTGAAAACCGGCTTCGGTTCGCCGGTCTGCGCGGCGCGCGGACATTCGTATTGCATCGCGCCGTCCTCCATCTCCGGCGACGGGCCGCGGAGGAGAACGGCGCGCGTGTCGACGGTGAACCCGCGCGACAGGCCGATCTTCTTCGTGCCGGGAACGCCCGACGCGGCCGGCGTCGTCGTGACGGTGTTCCCGTTGAGCGCGAACGAATACTGCTCGAGCGTCACGTCGACGAGCATGAGCCCGATCTTGAGATCTTCGCTCGAGCGGAACACCTTTCGCGATCCGGCGTCGCCGAGCGAGCGCCAGAACGCCATCGCCTGAGCGTGATCGACGTTGACGCCGGCCTCGTCATAGTTCAGCGGGCCCGCGGCGCCGATGAGCGTCCAGTCGCTCGCGTCGGGAACGGTGTCGACGTCGGGGAACGCCGTTCCGACGGGCGCGACCCACATCGTAAACGGCGCGGCGAGTACCTCGAGCGGAACGGCATTCTTCACGGTCTACCTCCTCACGCCGCGTCACGAGCGGCGCCCAATGCAAAGCGGAACTCGCTCTGCAGGTTTTTGATCAATTGCTCTTTCCCGCGCTCGAGTCCGACGGCCTCGAATTTTTTGAACACCTGCCAGATCGACGCGCCGAACAATTCGCGGATCGGCAGTTGCGATCGGTTCGGCGCCGGCCCGCGGCGGCCGCTCGAGCCGGCGACGCGTTGAAAGACGCCGCGGTGCCCGCTCCGCATGGTCGCGATGAACGCGTTCGCGATCGTGCGGCGGCCGCTCCCGGTTTTCACTGTGACGCCGCGGCCGCGGCCGCGCGACGGTTCCGGACCCTTCGCGCCGAAATCGATCAGCGGGATCCGTTTGGCGTTCGCGTAGAGCCTGGCGGTGAGCCGATCCGGCGTCGCCTGCTGGATCTTGATCCGGTCCCGAACGACGCCCTGCTTCACGCCGAGATCGTTCGCGATCACGCGGACCATGGCGACGTTCGCCGACGCGATCGCGCGGTTGAGCGCGCGCACTTGCGCCGGCTTCGCTTTCGCGCGGAGCTTCGCGACCGCGGCCGGCGTCGTCGTCGTGAACCTGACTACCATCCCCACGGTTACGTCGCCTCCGGAACGCCGTACGACGGGTTGCCCCATTCGTCGACGTAGGTACCCGAGTAGAAGATCCCGACGCCGATCGTCGTCGCGCCTGGCGGCCGCTCGAGCGAACGCGTCGGCCCGCGCTTCATGACGCCTTTGAAGATCCCCGCGAGCGTCCGATCCTCGAGCTCGATCGCCGCCTTGATATCGCCCAGGAGGAGCTCGAGATTGATCCACGCGTCCGCGGCCGTCGCTTTCCCGATCGCCTGAACGTCGACGGTGATCGTGTTATCGATCCGCCCTTGCTCCGTCGCGAGCTCGTCGCCAGGCACGACGGCGATCGCGTAGTCGGGATCGGAGGGCCCGAGCTCCGGCGCGACGCCGATGTAGACGGCCAGGCCGGCGTCGGTGTCGAACCCGTTCGCCTTCTGGATCGTGCCGATGAGCGCGCCCAGGCGTTGCAGGATGAGAACGCGGCGCGTGATCATGTGGCCTCGAGCGGCGCGAGCACGAGCCGGATCCGGAGGTGATCGCTCTCGACGCCGGCGAACCCGTCGACCTGCCAGCGGAGGATCTCGCCAGGTGAGATCGGAGGCCCGACGAGATCGGTCGCGAACGGCGGGAGCGGCGCGTGCACGATCGTCGCGTGCGGAACCTCGAGGAGCGGAACGGCGAGCACGTACGAACGTTCGCGACGCCGGAGCTCGAATCCCGCCGGGTGATCATCAGTCTCCGGCGAGAGCCAAATTCCGCGCGTCGCGATGGGATCCGGATCGACGTCGACCGTGATGTCGCAACCGTGCGCGCTGAAATTCAGGTTACGCACGAGCGAACGGAGCGACGAGAGATCCATCGGGCGCCAGGCCCTAGACGATCCGAGGATCGCCGCCGCGGGCCAGGAGGACGGTTCCCGTCGTCTCGCCGGCGCCGGAGCCGACGGCGACGACCGCGTAACCGGCGAACTTGTTCCCGCTCGCCGTCGTCGTGAACTTCTTCGTCGCGTCGTCCCAGTAGAGGCCCTGGCCCTCCGTCCACGCCTGCGACGCCGGCTTCGCGTGCGACACGACGCCCTCCACGAGGCCGTTGAACCTGGCGCCCGCGGCGGCCGTGACGGTGGCGATCACGAGGAGATCCGTGATCAGGACGCCGACGCCGGAAGTAACTCCGCCCGACGGCGCGGTGAATTCGACCGACTCGCCAGGCTGTACGAAAGTTTTCATTGCCTCACTCCTCGAAAATGTTGACCGCTCGAGCTCCTACGCCTCTACGCCGCCGCCGGCCGCCCCTCCGGATTAGGAGGGTTCGTGTCCGACGTTCTTGTAGAGCCCGCGCCAGTCGAGCACCTTCGCCGCGAAGTCCTCGCGACACTTGATCTCGACGCCATCGACATCGAACCCGATCCGGGTTTCGATCGTCGGCCCCTCCTCGCCCTCGAGGTAGCCGTATTCGATGATGTCGATCTGCGCCGGATCCGCCGCCAGGAACCACGCGAGCGGTTCGTTGTCGAGCCGCGGTTCCGCGATCACGGTGAGTTTCCCGCTGAACGGGTTCACGGCGAGCACGGTCTGCGGCGTGATCGGCGTGACGATCGCATCGCCCTGCGTCTCGAGGGCGGAGCCCACGAGGAGATACTTCGGCGCGATGTTGAGCCGCTCGCCGTCGAGCGATACCTGCTGGCGCATCGCCGCGCGCGCCGCGCCGAGCGAGTCGACATCGATCACGGCGCCGCTCGAATCGATGTTGAGGTGCGCCGCGGAGAAGAGCGCGTTCCCGTCGCCCATCGTCGGGTTGCTCGTGATCTGATCCCACACGAGATCGCTCTCGAGGTTCCGCGCCGCGCGCCCGAACATCGTCGGCACGCGGCCGAACGCGTCGGCGTCGTCGTTCACGAGGGCCTTCCGCGTGATGGCGAACACGCGGCCGTACGTCGCAAGCTGGTACGTCTCGCGGCCCTCGCCGATCGTGCCCCGCTTGAACTCGCCGTGCTCCTTCACCTCGAGGAGCGCCGGCGCGTCGCCCATCTGCTGACGGTAGACGGGTTTGAAATCGGGGAGGTTGACCTGGCGCGCGATCGTCTTGAACGTCTGCGGCGCCTCGTCGTACGCCTTGCGGACGGTTTTGTTGGCGACGTCGGCCAGGAGGTACGCGAAATCGCTCGTCGTGTGGTAGCCGTGCCCGCTGCGCTGATTGAGCCCGAGCGCCGCGGCGGCGAGCTCCATCTTCGAGAGGCCCGACGTCCGCACGCCGGCCGCGTGGAGAAACGTCCGCGCCGTGTCGAGGAGCGTGAGCCCGCGATACGGCCGACTCTTGTCGTCGAGTTTGAAAAACTGCGGCGCGATCCGGTGCAGCAGGGCCGCCTCGATCCCGCCCCGCACGTGCACCAGCGGATCCTCGCCGAGCGTGACGGAGGTACCGGGTTGCGGGCCGCGATCCTGCGCGCCGCGCGCCTGGAGCTCGACGAACACGAGGCGCGACACCTCCGCGAGCGGCGTCCGCTTCTCGATGTGGTGATCGATGAACTCCTGCGGCATCCGGCCGCCGCGGGCGGCGGTGATGATGCCCTGGACGCGGGCGGTTTCGTCGGCGGCGGCGCGTTCGGCGACCGTCGGTTCGGCCGCGGGAGCCGGTCGCGCGGCGGGTTCCGCCGGGTGGAGCCGGAGGGCCGCGGCGGCGGGATCTTCGGCGACAGTTTCGGCACGGCGAGCGGCATCGTTCACGGCAGGCTCCTTACGGATGATGAGACACGGATTGGAATCGGCGCGATCGTTCTCGCCTTTGCGAGTCCGCGCGCCGGTGTCGGCCGGCATGGGAACCATTGAGATCTCGTAAGGTTCCCAATCGATCGCCGTACGAACAGGGATCGCGCCGGTGTCGTCCTGCTCGAATTTGTGGACGCGGTACCCGACGCTGACGTTTTGCAGGATGCGATCTTTGACGTCGTTCCAGATCGGCGTCACAGAATCGCGGTTGCTGAACCGAACCCGAACGATCGCCTTCCCGTTTTCGATCCGGAACGTGTTCGGCACGACGGTGCCGATCTGATCCTCGACCGACCACGCGGAATGCGCGTTGAGGAGCGGAGCCGTTTGGAGGCGCGCGACGCGGATCGCGTCGGCGGAGATCTCGAGGGCCTCGAGGTACTCGCCGGTGTCCCAATCGAACCGGCGAACCTGCGCGCCCGTGGAGAAAATGAGCTCGATCGAGCGATCGGTTTCGTTGATCGTGTCGGCGGCCGCCCGCGCCAGGAGCGAGAGCGGCGGAACATCGATCGTCGTCGCGGCCGGTTTCATGATCGGCCGTAGCTTGCGGGAGGCGCGGCGTCGCCGGCAAGCTACTACCGCCGCGAACGATCACGAAAAGCTAGTTACTCGACGGGTTTCCCGTAGGCGCGCGCGTCGCGGATCCGGATGCGAAGATCTCCGCCCGGGAGGCGATAGGCGCGGAGCGCGCCCTTCCGGATATCCCTGTAGATCGTTTGCACGCCGACGCCCCACTTCGCCGCGAGTTGCGCCGGCGAGATCGCCGACTCGAGGAACGGGCCGCCGCGGCGGCGCCGCCCCTCGTCGCGATCGTCGGGCCAGTGCACGGTGCGAGGAGGTTCGCCCATGGTTCTACCCCTCCGCGGCCGCTCCGTCGGCCGGCGCGTTTGGATCCGCCGGCGCGTTCGGATCGTTCGGTGTCGCCGGCGCGGCCGGGTTCGCCGGCGCGGCCGGGTTCGCTGATTGCGCCTGGCCGGCTTGCGTCATGCGCCGCGGATCGGAGTCGAGCACGACGCCGGCTTTGTCGAGCGCCTCGTTCCACGCCTTCATTTCGGCGAGCACCTTCGCCGGATTGAGCCCGCGCGCGCGGAGCTCCTCCTGCATCGTCGTGATCCCCGATCGCACGTTGCGGAGGATCGCGAGGCCCTCCGACGCCGGATCGATGAACTGCGCCGGCGGCGGCGTCCAATCGACGGGCGGCGTGTCGACAGTTTTCAGCACGCCGGCGATCGCCGCGGCCTCCATCGCCCAGGCCCACACGGGATCACAGAACCCAGGGATCACGATCCGCCAGCGGTGATCGTCGATATCGGGTTGATGCGCGATCCGCTCCATCCGCGCCGCGGAGAATGAGAGATCGCGGAAATCCCCCGTCATGCTCGAGAACAGCACGCGGAGGCCGGCGGCGAGCCCGCGGAGCTTGCGATCCATGTAATCGCCGAAATCGTTCACGCGCGGAGGCTCGACGACGGAGATCTGGCGGCCGGCCGGGAGGTTGCTCACCATGCCAGGCACGAGCGCGTCGATCGCCGGCGTCGGTTGATCGTTTGGTTCGCCGAGCGGCGCGCCGCCGCCGTCGAGATCGTCGCGGACGAACACGGCCAGGCACGCGGCGATCTTTTGCTTCACGAGCGTCGCGTCGTCGTAATCGTCGAGATCCTTCCACGCCAGGAGCGACGGCGCGAACCATGAAACCGCGCGCACCTGGCCGGGCCGCTCGCCGCGGAACAGGTGGAGCACGCCCTCCGCCGGGATCCGAACCGACGGCGAGAACGATCCCGCGATCGATCCCGGGTGTTCGCGGAACATCCAGTAGGCGACGCGTTGACCGATCGGCGAGAACTCGATCCCCTGGATGATCCGGCCGCCGTTCGGCGTCGTGATCTGATCCTTTGCCGTGTCGAGGAAATCAGGCTCGACGATCTGTAGTTGCATCGGGATCGGGAGCGGCCGCCCGTTCGTGTCGACGTCGCCGGGGAGCCGGTAGCGCCGGCGGATCAGCACCTCGCCCGACTCCGCGATCGTGCGGAGCACGAGCTTCTCGAGGCCGTAGAAATCGTGCCGGCCGTCGGCGTCGCATGCCGTCGACTCGCCCCAGGCGCGCCAGAGCGCCATCGCGCGCGCGTTCGTCGAGTCGGGAACGATCCCCCATCCGATCGTTTCGTTCACGATCGAGGCGAGCGCCGCGGCCGCGTATGGATTGTTTCGCACGAGATCGCGGACGGCGTTCCGGAGGTTCGCGGCCGCGGGCCCGATCGCCGCGTTCGCATCGGTGCCGGGTTTCTTCCAGCCCTGCGTCCGGTATGTGCTCGCGGCGCCTTCATAGTGCCGCGCCAGGATCTCGCCGGCGTAGCGGGCCCGTTGCCGCTTGAGCGTCCATCGCGGAGCGACGGGCGCGGTGATCCGATCGAGCCGCTCGCCGAACGTGCGGCGCCGCGGCGGTTCTGATCTTTCGACTCTCTCGAATGCCATTCGCTTACCCCTTTTCCGGAACGATCGGGATCCGCCGCGTCGGGTTCGGTTCGGGCCCGCGACACGGGCATCGCTTCGCCGTCGGAACCGTCGACGGGAGCGCGTCGCCGTGCGCCCGCCGCCAGTGATAGACGTACAGACTCTCGAGGACGTAGACGCGGAGCCCGGCGCGCGCGATCGCGAAATGCATCATGTGATCGATGCACAACATACCGTCGACGAACCCGCCGGCGAGCTCCCAGGAGCGCCGCGAGAGCATCATGAGCACGCCGCCGATCCCCTTCGTCTCCGTGCAATCGAGGAGCGTTCGCCGCTCGAGGCGCGCCGCGCCGATCTTCCGGTGGTACGCCATG